GCCGCGACGAGGCGCTTATAGGCGTTATTCCCCTTCTCGGCATACTTAGCGGCCAAGGCGACGGACTGTAGGAACTGGTTGGTCCTTTTCTCGATCTGGCTGTATACCTTTATCTGAGCATCCAGTTCCTCTCCGGTTATGCGCTTGGCCTTCACATCCGCCAACAACTGCCGCAGTTCCTTTATTTCCTGCTGAATCAGACCCATGCATAGCCTCCTTGATCTGTTTTATAAGCCGTCTCAATTGCAGCTTCTCGCGTTCAATCTCTATTGTCTGTGGAGTTGGATCTATGCCCCGCCGCCTTAGAACGAACTTAAGGTAACAGTCCCGGAGCTCGCCCCGCGATTTGGCGTCGCCTCTGCGGGTAGTCTCTGGATGCCGCTCGTGCGTTGCGCGGCAGTGCTCGCGGCGCCTTTCCGGGTTCGCGGCGCACCAGGCTTTTTGGATGCGGCGCTTTTTGTCGCGCCATTCCGGATTGCTTTTTCTGTATTCCTTTTGCCTTTCTATGGACTGCTTAATGAGTTTCCTGCGGTTTTTAAGGTAATAAGTATGGCTGTGTTTCTTAAGTTTTGCAGCATTCTTTGCTCTCCATTCCTTAACCTTTTCTTTATTATTCGCGTACCATTCATCATATCCAGCCCGGCAGCATTCTTTGCATTTCCGCCCTCCTCGCCTCATGTACCAATATTCAGCCGTGAATGGCTTTTCCTTTCCGCATTTTGTGCAGGTTCTTGTTTGATCTATGGCCTTTTTGTAGCCGTCATCCGCTATGGGCATCTTTGCCTGTCACTTGCTGAATTGTGATAATAAAAGATTTCCCCGAGTGTGGAATCGGCCCAGACAAGCCGGCCCAGGCCTCACCACATGGGCGCACTCGGGGAAAACATGTATTTGTAAATGTACAGTTCTGGTTCATTCCGCAGAGAGTCTAACCTCCATAAAACCCCATGTCAAGGGGTAATTTGTCGGAAAAGTGCGGTAAGGGCTAATTATTTTATACCGCACTTTTCGCAAATATGCGGTACGGTCACCGGCCGCCAGGCCCCCTCGGTGCCAGACCGCCCATGACCAGCGTGAGCTCCGGCCGGAACCGGTCTGCCTCGGGGGCGCCCTCGGGCCTCCAGGGCTCCGCTAAGAGATGTGCGGCGGCGTAGGCATCGGCCTCGTCTTCGGTCATGCTTTGTGTCCTGCGGACATGGAAGGCCGAGGCGGCCTCCTCGATCTTGAAGAGGGGGACGAGGACATCGTATAGAATCTCCTTCGGCCAGACTATCCAGCCATTCGGCCGGGCCAGGCCGTAGAGATTGAGCCGAAGATTGTTCGCGTTGGCCCTGACGATACGCTTGAGCCTGTCACAGAGCGGGCAATGGTGAATATGCTCGCACCGCCCCTTTACCACTCCTTGCAGTTGCCTCATACTGCACCTCCGATAGTTTTTAGCCTCGGTTTTAGCCGGCACGCAAAAAGCCCGAGTGCTGCTACGGCTCTATCGGAAGCCGGCCCATGCCTCGCGGCCCGGTCAAAAACCGGTTTTATGAGCGCACTCGGGACACTTCAGCCCTTAAAATAGAAAATCCCTTTCGTGAGGCCAAGGGCAGCCCCGATAGATCGTAGCAATAATAGGCTACGGCAGCTTAGAGGCTATGTCAAGAAAATAATGAGCGCGAACTGCCGCCGGCCTAGTACAGCATCTTGTAGCCTCGGTTTATCATGCAATTGTACAGGAGAGTATCAACCTGATTAACCACGGATGCGGCCCCCGTTATACCACCCGCTGCAGCACCGCTGGAGGCCCCTGCAGCGGCTATTCCGCCAGATGCCGAGTTGCCCAGACCGACGGCGCGACCCGTTGAATATCCGAGGCCCGCGCCGAGCGCGGCGCCGACCAAGGAGCCAACCGCCGCGCGCCTGCCTTGTTCCTCTAGCACTCTGCGGCCCTCGGCCGCACCTAAATTATTGCACACATTGAGGTCAAAAAAGTACAGCGGCCCCTTTGATATAGGATCTACCCTGTTGTCTAGTTTTGCAAGGGACCTAAAGACTTTAGCCTCATCGAACCTGTCCGCTGCTACCTTCAGCTCGTCAAGAGAGTAGACCGTTAACATTGGTGCCGCGGTTATTTGAAATGTCATCTCCGCTTCGCCTCTTACTACCTTAATTGAATACGTCCGATCGGCCACGGCGGGGGCCAAGGCGGCCATGTCGCGTATTGAGGTAATTGGTATGCCACCTATTTCTATAATTCTATCCCCGAGCATTACCCCGGCGGTCTGCGCCGGCCCGCGGACCTTCCTGACGAAAACGGGCGCGTCTAGGTCTACAGCCTGTATTGTTACGCCTGGAGGCCACCAGCCTATTCCCGTTACGGCTGCCTGATCCACGGGCCGCAGCCCAAAGGTCGACAGCCACCGGCCGGGGCAGTCATCTGCTCTGCAAGCAAGTAGGAGCCCGGCCCCATCATAACGCATAACCTGCTTTACGGAACCGGGGTCAGGTACATAGGTTCCTGCACCGCAACCGATTAATATTATGAGGATGCTTCCAGCCAAAATTGCTCTACCCAGACCCAGCCAGGATTTTTTTGAGATTGGCCGCATATTGTCCTCCTCTATTGCTTTTCTCACATTCTACCAGAAGCGCATTCAAGAGGGAATTACAAAATAAGTCCCTTTTGGAATGACGGAATTATTGAATCGTGCAATTAATGAATTGGGGCCGGAGGAAATTTCGACTGGGCTACCCACGCCCAGGCATGGGTCGTGCACCTCACTTGTTTATCAACTTCGCTATTTCCTGCTCGATCGGCGTGGTGACGCCTACCTCCGAGCTGAATGCCGTAAACCCGTCCGTCAGGTAATCCCGCGCGCCGTACTTTGCCGATGAGCCGGTGCCCTCGCGGATGACGCGGGCATATAACGCGGAGTCGAAGATCACCGTCTCGAAAGGGCCGGCTGTGAAAGAACCCGCGTCGCCCGACATTGATTCGCCCGGATGCAGCCAGTTGAGTGATTGGCGGAGCCATCCCGTACGTACCGGGACCGGGTAGCCCCCTGGATCGATCTGTTGGGGCGTCCACTTTCGGTTTTTCGTAGTGCCTTTGGCCCCCGTGCCGCTTAGCCAGGCTCGCGCCCGGTCGAATATGCCGGCACCAATTGTAGTGAGGCCCCTGTTCACGGCCTCGGGTAGTTCGTCGGCGATACGCTCCAGATTGTTGATGACTATCTTATCACCATCAATAGTAATGTTAAGGTCAAGCATCGTTATTCTCCTTTGATGATTTTTACGGAACTATCGGCCATGCTTCAGAAATAGCAGAAAAAGAGGAAATCGTACGGCAGGGGATTGCAAAAAAGGGCGCCTCAAAACAGAGATTGCTTTTCATCGCTGTCCGTGCAACGATATAAAATCGAATATGAAAACTTCTTGTGGTGTTCCTGTCGCGAATTTGATGCTACTTGCCGCCTGTCTTATCTTTTTAGCGGTCTCTTGCGTTCCCTCTCATAGAGTGGTGATGAGCGAATACACCCAGAGACCCCCATCATGCGGTCCCAGTGAATACCCAGCCAGAGGCGAGACGAGCCTTTTGTTCAGAACTTACGCGGGCGAGCTGCTTTACCAGATCAGTCCGGCAATAGAGACAATCGTGGCCCACAAATTATGCGGCGACAGCAATTTAGCCCGGCAACTGGACAATGGCAGTCTGCGCGTCATCATAACCGGAATCAACCCTGAGTTTGGGAGAAAGTGGGCAGGCTTCGACATCATGCTCGGATATTCCGGCTATATGCTTGTCAACGGCAACGCGCGCCCTTTTAATGTGAGTACGATGCAACGGGTGCCCGGCAACCTGGAAGCGAAAAAGTTAGGGCCCGTCATAGAAGAAAGCACGGAGCAGTTTGCCGCTGAGATAGCCCGCCTGATCTCAGGAACGCCGTAGAAAATTGATTATTTCTTGAAGAAACCCTTTATGATGTCAAGGACTGTGCGTCTTTTTCGCGGCTGGGCAGAAACTCCGTATGTTTCCGAGTGGGCCGGTGTGTACGAGCAACGGCAGCCAAGATGCGTATCCAATACGGGGATGGGGCATTTGGCTATTGGATATTCCTTTGCCATGGCCATGCATAGCGGGCATGCATCCGGAGCCGGAACAAACAGCATCGCATTGACCCACGGGCCAGGCCAGCAGTTCTTCCTCTCGAGATGTATCTCAATGGACTGAAGGCCGTAAGGCAAGTACCTCATCCTGTGCGGACTCGTTGACCAAACCGGAGGAAGTGAGATGGTCTTCGCGATGGGCCCACATCTTTGCGCCGACTTCTTTTGCGGTCATGGGCCTTGGTAGCCGAACAGTCCCTTTTCTTGGCGTCGCATGTGTCGTTATAATCGTATTAAGTAACTTGATGCAGGTCTTTATGCTCGATTTGCGGTCTTTCCATATCGTGGGGTCCATTAATTCGGCCAGTTTCCTAATCTGGTTAGCATTCATACAGGCCCCTTTGGGCTGTCGAATATGTACTTTCAGATATATTACTTCAGATATATTACCACAAGGTAAGATAGCGGATTGCCGCGCTTGAGCGGGAATGACAGATAAAGTGAAGGCGGGGGCCGGATGGTGCGCCTTTCATGGTAACTTATCAGAGAGAACTTGCACACCTCCATTTGTGCAGTAATTCATTAAACGGTCAACCGAGGTTTGATTTTGACAGGGACACTTGAAATATTTCGCGGGGGAAAAGATCATGTCAAATGTGGCAAAAAGAATATAGATTCCTATCCTCCTCTTGCAGTAAGGGCAAATCCATTGAATCGGTAGCTCTTTTGCCATGATTTTCAATTATAGCATACGCCGGGACGTTAGAAAACAGAAATTATTGCAGTGCTCGCACGTCCAGTTATGCGGCGATCGGCGTGCCTAAAACCGCTTTAGCCAGGGGATATGTTTTACTCTCCGGTACCTGCAAGGAAGTGTTAGGACCTTGCCTCCCCGTGCCCAGGCAGTAAAGGTCCACCGGGGCGGTCGGCCGGGACGATCCTGGTCCGCGTCGGTAGGGAGCCGGTCGACCTGCTCTGTCCCGATGTGGACAACATACGGCGAGTCGCTCCTGTCCTCGAACAGGATCTCTATCGCATCCGCCCGGCCTTTTTCCGGCCACGGGCCGCGCGAGACTATCACCTCCCGGGCAGTCCTCCATTCCTCGATCTCACCGACGAGCGCCGGAGGGACGAGCAGACGGAACGTCCCGGCATTAATGGAGAGGTAATAGGCGCCCCTCGCCGCGTTCTCTGTCTCCCAGTAGTCGGTAGAAACGATGTCGGCGGCGTCATTGACAATGGAGATAAAGGCGGGTGTCATTTGTCTTCCCCCTTGCCCTTCCGCGGCTTGGCATGCAGGTCATGCATCCGGAAGGCCATTTTCCGCGCCTCATCGGATGAAAGGGTGCGTTTTGACCGGCGCCCCTGGATCCGGGCGGCCTCGGATATGATCAAGTGCTCGGCGATGTCTTTACTGCAATGGGGACATTTCATCGGTTCACTCCCATGCCCGGGAATATTCGTGATCTTTGAACAATTCCGGAAGGCCACTCGATTGTTTGAATCTTAGCACTTCGTCGGCGTCCATGCCAAGCTCTTTTGCTATCTCGCCGTCGGTCCACCCTTGCCGAATGAGCATTGCGACGATATCGACCATGGGGATGACGCCGTGCACGCCGCGCGCCCGGTTGTGGCGGATAGTGGCCGCCATGCGGTCCTTGATGTCATGCCGCCGGTCGTTGATTGTGGACACGGGGATGTAGTCGTAAAGGCGTTCCCGGAGCTTGCGGCATTCCTTGCAGACGCGGGTGCGGTGGAAGCCGTCGATCACCGTGTAACCGGCGGCGGCCGCCTCGGCGTAGGCTACAATAGGTTGCGTTATTCCATCCGCGACCATTGAATGCTCCAGCAGGCGCATCTCCGGGGGCGCGACGCGGTTGGGGTTGTAGTCGTTGCCCCTGACGCTGTCCGCCTCGACCCAGAGCACGCAATCCACGGGCTCATCGGCAAAAGGGCTGGCATCGTGCAGCCTCTGCCTGATCGCGTTCAGGGCCTCCACGCGGTCTTCCAGCGGCATCAGGTCCAACAGGCTGCATATCTTCTCCAGGTGCTCTGAGATGGCCGATTCGAAAAGATTGTTCATAGGTCCGCGTACCTCTCTTTTATCTCCATTAGGCGGTTCGTATCGCCCCGGTGAAAACCGAAACTGAGACCTTTTCCCATATCCATCTTCAGGATCGAGACTGCTACCCGGCGCCATGAGGGCTGCAACTTCTTTCCCTCCAGCTCGCGGTCGCCATCGTCGGGGACCGCGCTCAAGGGGTAACCGTGCTCCGCCCACCAGCCAAAGAAAACATCGATGCGGCGCTGGAACACGGCCGCCAGGTCGGGAGGCATGGTGCGCAACAGGAATTCTGCATATTGCTGCCAGGTCGCGAATGTCGGCGGCAGGCCGAGGCCCCCCTTATAACCTAGGAATTTCTGCCGCGCGTAAAGAGCGCCCCAGTTTGCGCCCTCGACGCGCTGGACTATGCGGAACCACGTATCGGGCTCGATTTTATGGAACATATCGAGGCCTTTGCGCTGGTCGTCGCCGTAGGGCTGGCAAATGCGCATCTCGGCCGGGGGCGTGCCGGCGAGGTACATATAATCGTAAAGCTTGTTGTACGGCAGCCCGCGCTTGCCGATATAGGCCCAGATGTCCTCAAAACGCCAATCGTAGATCGGATAGAAAGTGACCGCGCGGCTTTTTGTCTTGTGCATGGAAGACCAGTAGATGTCCTTATAAGCGCACTTCTTCTTGGCGGCGGATTTGCGGACCGCCTTGAACCTGTTAAGGCTTTCATCCGCCCTGATGGCCACCACCGTGGCGCCGCCCTCGTCGCCTGCGAACCACTCGTTGAATTCCGGCACGAACTCTTCAAATTCCATTCGGTATTTGTAAAAGGGGAAATAGCCCTGGTCGCTGATGACCGATGGGTGGTCGGGCATGTCGCGCACCCAATCCGCCTCGCGGCCGGGCTCCCAGGCGCACCAATAGGGGAAGTACGCGGATACGGCGTTGCGCAGGTTGAGAGGCAGGCACATCCAGTAAGAAACGAGATCCGGCAGGGCGAACATTTCCCTGATGTGGTCGATCGTGCTTTTGTACTGTCCCTCCAGGTCGAGGAACATCGCATAGACGGGTGCAATGTTGCGGCGGCGGGCGACCTCGAGGGCGAGGTGGAGCAGCACGGTCGAATCCTTGCCGCCGGAGAAGGCGACGCAAACGCGGGGGAACTCATCGAACACGAGATTCAGCCGCTCGATTGCCGCGTCGTAGACGTTTTTGGTGAGGTACCGTTTCATAGGCTTTTTATGAGGTCCTTTAGCTTGCCCTTGCCCTTCACCCGGTCGATCTCCGCCTTGAATTGTTGCACGATATTGCCCTTGGATGCAAGGGCGTCGTCGATGCGCGTGTCAATCGAGTCCGAGCAGATGATATCGATGTAGGTGACCGGCGCGGCCTGGCCGATGCGGTGACAGCGGTCCTCGGCCTGGAGGCGCTCCGAGTATTTGAAGCCGTTATTGTAGAAGATCACCTGGTGCGCCTCGTTCAGCGTGAGGCCATGGCCGCCGCAGCTCTGCGTGGCGAGGAAGAAGCGGGCGGAGGCGCGGAAAAGGGCAACTTGGGCGGGACGCTTCGCCTCCGGGATGTCGCCGTAGAAAAGCGCGGCGCAGCCTTGGCCGAAGCGGGCGGTAAGCTCGCGGGCGATCTCCTCTATGTCGTGCCGGTACTTCGCCCAGATAATGATCTTCTCGCCCTCCGGGACGCGGCCTATCAGATCCATGAGCATATCGATGCGGCAATGGCTAAATTCCTCAGTCGTCACGGCGCGGGTCTTCGGGTCGATATGGTTGAGGAAGCCGCAGACGATCTGCTGCAGGGCGGTGAACAGGCGGAAGATCGTATACGAATTCCAGTCGTCCTCGGAGATGGAAGCAAGGATCTCGTCCTTCGCCCGCTCGTACGCGTCGCGCTGCTCCCAGGTCATCGAGAAATAGCGCGAGGAATAGAGCTTGTCCGGCAGGTCCAGGCATTCTTTCTTGGTGACCTGGTAGACATAGGGCTTGATCTTTGCGGCGAGATAGGCCGTGTTGTGACTGCGGACGATCAGGCCGGGGAATTTCTCGGAATATTCCAGGTGGTTCGCCGCGAAAGAATAAAAGGAGCTGTAGCCGAGTATCTTTGGAGAGAGGAAGCGCATCTGCGCGAACAGATCGACCACGCCCTGGGAGAGGGGCGTACCAGTCAGGATGAGCCGGTAGCGGGCGCGCTCGGCGATGCGCGTTATCCAGTCCGTACGGGCCGACCGGTGGCCCTTGATGTAGCTCGATTCGTCGACTATGACCATGGAAGCCTCGTCAACGATCGCGTTCACCGTCAGGATCACGCGGCGCGAGGCGCTCATAGATTCTATCCCGACGATGTACCAGAATACGCGCGGGACGGTGCGCTCGTTTGTCTTGTCGGTAAAGACGTGGATTTTATCGGGGGGCGCGTCCGTGTGCTTCAGGATCTCGTGGCGGATGGTCTCCTTGAGGGATACCGGGCAAAACCAGATGACGCACGAGATGCGGCCCTGGCGGCGGGAGATCAACTCTATGGCCGTGAGGCTCTTGCCGGTGCCCATCTCCATGAAGGCAGCGCCTATGCGGGCGGGCAAGAGGCGGGAGACCGCGGCGGCCTGGTGGGGCAGGAGGGGCGTGAGAACGGTCACGGCTCCTCCTCCATAAATTCATCGGCTATACCGACGTCGGCGGGCACGGCGAGCTCGGACGGGACCTCCCCGGGCGCGGGTAGGCGGCGGGCGGAAGGGACGGAGGGAGAGGCCGTGAGCGCCTTCTCGCGGACCTGGCGGGCCGCAGCGATAACTCTTTGAGCACCGGCGCTTATCCCGAATTTGTACATCTCCGCGAAATCAAGGACTTCCGCGAACTGCTCGGGCGGGACGATGATGGAGGGTTTTGCATAGCGGGCGCCGTGGATGCGCTTGGCGGCCTTGTAGAAGTCCTCCTCCCTGGGCCACTTGATTATAAACCAGCCGACATGCGAGCCGGATGTAAGCGCCATCACCCAGCGCTTCGCCTCGGGCTCGTAGGTGCCGTAGACGGCACGGACACGAAGGCTGTCATCGAAGATGCGGATGGAAAAACCTCCCGCCAGGAGGCGGTTGCCGGCCTCGGCCGCACGGTCCTCGGGAGTACCGTTGATGAGCTCGATCTGACGGCGCCAGCGCGTCTCTGCCCATGTGTAGCCGAGCTGAAAACGCACGATCTGGCGAAAATCTTCGCGCTTCTCAGAAAAAAGGATCTCCACGACGGGGCCGGAGATGCGGATCTCCGCGACGGTCTCGGTGACAGGTTTCGGCGGCCGGACCGTGGCCTCTGCCAGGGCCTCGGCCTTTGCTTCCTCTGCGGCCTTCTTATCCTCGGGCGGAAGGGGCTTTTCCGTGACGGCATATTCTTCCCGGAGGAGCTGTTCGACGTGGCGGTCACGGTTGTCAATCCACCAGCGGGCGGATGTGCGGTTTTTCAGGCCGCCAATAGCGGCTTGCAGCCGCTCATCCAGGGGATGATGTCCGGTGTATCGCTCGATGTAATCATCGATGGTGATGATTTTCTGCTTCCGGATGGTCTCCGCCCAGGCGATCATTTTTTCCGAACCGGTGAGCGCGGGAAGGCCGGAAGCGGCGTTTGCCGCGCTTGCTGCAGCGTTCTCCTCGGCCTGGGCTTTCTCGCGGCATTCGTCGCAGGTCCAATCGAAATTGTCGAGCTTCCATTCACGGTCGCGGGAAGGGCCGATGAGATCTACCCGGTAATCTGTTTCACATCGGGGGCAGGTGACGGTGTATTTAGCCATGGCGCACCCCTACGCGAGGTATATCCTGCCGCCCTTGATAGCCGCGGCCTGATCGAGCCATGAATTATCCATGTAAAAGCGCTGCCAGGTACCTCCAAGGTGTGCATCCGAGAGGGGGACAAGCCGCTCTACCCTCTCATGCTGTTTCCTCAGTTTGGACAGGGCATATCCTGCCCGTCCGGTGAGGCCGCGCCACCATGCGGGCTTCTTGTATTCCGAAAGACACCATGCGAAATCCAACGTCCTGGAATAGTCGTTCCATGCGTCCCCGACGTCTCTGAGAACATCCCGCATGCCCCTTTCTCGCCGGCAGCGGCTATCGGCTATCATCTTGTCATCGCTCAATACCTGGAGGTCGCCGGCGAAGTAATGCGTGTTGACGCCTTTTATCATCTCCACCATTTCCAGGGCCTCTTTGTGTCGGTAACCGACTATGGGGGCGTGAGGATCGGTCTCTAAGTCGCGGACAATTGATTCCGTGTCGATGTGCAGGTACCCGTCCACAACGGACTGGTACGGGCGCTGCCGGTCGGTATCGATGCCGATGTCGATTACCTCGGGATGGCCTATTGTCACCCGTACCGTCGCTCTTCGACCGCTGTTGTAGACGCAGGGGATGCAGACCCTGTGCAGATATCCGTCATTGCTCTCGTGTTTTGGAAGTCTGTCGAGTGAACCCATGATTTTCTCCTTGTCTGAGGCCAAGGCGGCCTGTATTTTGTATCTGTATATAGTGTATGCCTAACAGTTACGCATTGTCAAGAATTATTTTTTGGTTTTTAGAAAGAAAGTGCGGCTGGAGGAAATTCCGATGATAGGCACCTACGTTGCCGGTAAAACAGTAAGGTATGTCAAGTATATCCTTTCAGATATATTACTTCAGGGTATATTACTTCAGGGTATATTACCACAACGTAAAATAGCGGATATCCTGCCCTTGCTCCATGCTCTACGCTCTATGCTCAGCCGGCCGCCTTCGCGCCGGGTTTTCTTCGCAGTGCTCGCATGTCCAGTCCAAATAACTGCCGTATTGAAAGGCGCAGGCCTTGCGCTTTGCCGGCGTGCAGCGCTTCGTGCCGCCGTCGGCGAGGATGGAGACGACCTCGGCCTCGAACGTCCGGAGGTTGCGGAGGAATGCAGGGCCGGCAACGATGCCCAGGGAGCGGGCGGCGGCGAGCGCGGCGGGCAGATCGAAGCCGAGATAGCTCGTGCGGACCTCGACAAAGCCCTGCCCGGCGACGGCCTGGACTGCGGTCCTCCACTGGCCGGCGCAGATCTCGATGACGGACCAGACTTCCGCGTTGCCCGGGAGGACTTCGACCGGCTCTCCCTCACCGCAAAAACCTGCGGCGAGGGCTAGGAGTTTTTTGTTTCTTCCTCCTGGACGATGAAGGCTGCCTGGTTGGCGCGGTCGAAGACCCAGACGAAGTTCGACTGCTCGCCGAAGGGGACCTCCATGAAGAGGATCTTCTTCTTGGTCTCGAGATTGACATCGAAGGGCTGGACGGATTTGTCGGGCAGCTCCTCGCCGAAGCCTTCGAAGTCCTGGAGGATGGTGTCCAGCACGTCGTCGGAGATCTTCTCTTCGTCGTAGACATCACGGCCATTGATCTTCTTCTTGTGCGCGTTGCGGATCTTCTCGACGAGGGCCTGCGTGCGGGCCCTGATCCTGAAGCGCACCTTCGCGCCCCATATCTGGCGCTCGTACCACTCGCCGTCCGGCGGCGTCTCCACATTAATGTCGCGGAATACAAGCATATTCGCTCCTTTTGTTGTTCAACGTTCAATGTTCAAGGTTCAATGTTGCCCCCTTTGGGGGCGTTCAAGGTTCTATGTTCAATGTTCAATGTTGCCCCCTTTGGGGGCGTTCAATGTTCAAAGTTCAAAGTTCAATGTTGAAAACCTCCCAAGCCCTGAACCCTGAACCTTGAACCTTGAACAGCCCTTTGTTGAACCTTGAACATCCTCTATGCTCCCTGCTCCCCGCTTATCCTGCCGCCGTGGCTATCTTGTTCCCTATATTGACCATAATGCTGCCATACGTCGAGTCCTGGAGCACCTGGATGTCGCCTTCCTCGCCCAGGAACTTGTTGTCTATCTTGACAGGCGCCTTCAGGATGTTGCAGCGGGGGAAGATCAGCTCGACGTAGTAGCTCTTGCCGGCCTCGAAGGTCGAACCGGTAGCCTTGATGTGGACGCCGAAGTACTCGTTGTCCGCGATGGCCTGCTGCAGGATGTACTCGCGGGCCTGCCGGTCGAGCTTGAGGCTCTGCTGCCTGCCCTGGCGCTGGGCGAAGTTGGCGTAAGTGCCGGTGCCCCCGGGGCGGTACTCCACGTCCACCTGGTTCTTGAAACTGTGCTCGATGGTGGTGATCTCGCTGTCGATCGTACGGCCGCCGACGAAGGCACTGCCGCTCCACATGCCGCCGAGCGTCACGACGAGGTCGGTGACGCGGAGCGGCGGTTCGACGACGTAGACGGGGAATGAGCACCAGGCAGGCTCGACGGGCGTGTAAAGGACCTGGTAGGTGGTGCTTGTCGCGGGAACGCCGGGGGGGGTGATGGTGATGACGGCCGGGACCGCGCCGGAGACTACCGAGAAGGAGACTTCGTCCCACTCGTTCGGCGCTGACGGGTTTACCACCCTTATGCGGTGGACGTTCTGGAGCCTGGTGGGCGCGTCGGCGCCCTGGACCCCGTTGGCCGCGAGGGTCAGGGTCGCCGCGTCGTAAGCGGCCGTGATTGTCTCCTCCGTCATGTTCGCGGTATATTTCCCGGTGCCCTTGAGGGCGGTGACGCACTTGGCCCAGGAGTCCTTGGTGAAGGTGGAGGTGATCGAGTCGACGAACATGGAGGCCATGCGCCACTTCCAGATCGTCTTGCCCATGCGCTGGGCGACGGTCATGGAGGGCAGGTTCATCTGGGCGGTAGGCATGATGGCGTGCTGGTAGCCTCCGCCCCAGGCGGCGGGCGTGTCTATCCCAAGGCCGTAGGCGTAGGAGAGGAGAAAGTCCTGGGCCTTCGCCTTGTTGAAGGTGAGGTTCATGGAAGACTCTGCGCCGAGGTTGTAGACGATGTCGGGCTCTTCCATCCCCGTCAACTCGCCCGCGTCTGTCTCGCGCTTGGGCGTCAGGACCATCAGGTCGCCCTGGTCGACCATCATGGTGTGGGAAAGGGCCTGCTCCGTGTTAAGGGCCGTCTCCTGCAAAAGCAGGGAGACGGCGAGGAGGTTAAAATCGGGCTTGTAGATGCGCTGGGTGTCATAGCTCATGGGTCACCTCTCTTTTTTGTTCAAGGTTCAATGTTCAAGGTTCAAAGTTGCCCCCTTTGGGGGCGTTAAAACCATTCAAGGTTCCATGTTCAACGTTCAATGTTAAATTCCTCTCTTTCCTCAACTTTGAAACTTGAACCTTGAACATCTCTATGCTCCTTGCTCGGCACCCGGCGCTTCCTGACCCGTCGCTTTCGTCTCGGGCGTAGGAGGCGGCGGAGGAGGCTCCGGGGCTGCCCCCGCTCCCTGCTCCATGCTCCGTGCTCCCTGCTGCTTTTGCTGCCCCTGCTCCTTGCTCTCTGCTCCATGCTCCATGCTTCCGTCAGGGGGATCGGGCACCTGCTCGAAGCGGCGGGCCTCTTCGGGCGGGATATCGGCCGGCGCGTATGTCCGGTCGAGATGGTACTGCCTGTTGGCGAAAGGTCCGTCGACGACCCGGAAGTTCTCCTCGTTGGCTTTGAGCCTGTAGCGCGTCTCCATCTGCTATCCTCCCGGAATGTCCCGCAGGGCGTCTATCTCGACGCTCTTAACGAGAAAATAGACGGGGGCCTGCGTGCCCTCGTCGTTGATCGCATCTGCCGGTCTTATGTCCTGGACGCCGTCCGGGAATACCCCCGAGATGCGGAAAGAAAGGAGGGCGTTCTCGATCAGCTCCTCGAAGGCCATCAACTGCGACTGCGCGGCGTACGGGTCCTTCTGCTGGAAGCCCGCGTAGAGCATGGCCGTGTACGCTTCCTCGATTTGAAAATCCATGTAGCGCCCCGGCACCTTCTTCGGGCAGGTGAGCAGGCAGATCGGCAGATCGGCCGTCGATATCTCCACCCTGCGGCGGAAGGTGCGCAGGACAGTGAGGGCCTTCCCCCACGCGGCCTGGCAAAAGGCGGAAAGGGGGGCGTCCGACCCGAGGGCCGTAACTACGGCGTCAAGCGCCGGGTTGATGCTGGTCATCGCTGCCCCGGCAGCGAGCAAGGAAGCATGGAGCCCGCGCCTCCGGCGCTCTGGAGCATGGAGATGTTCAAGGTTCTATGTTCAATGTTCAATGTTGCCCCCTTGGGGCGTTCAAGGTTCGAGGTTCAAGGTTCAATGTTAAATTCCTCTCTTTCCCCAACTTTGAACCTTGAACCTTGAACATCCGTAAGCCTTGAACCTTGAACCCTGAACCTTGAACATCATTACTGCGCGGCGTTCGCCTGATCGGTGATTGCCTTGAGCGCATCCGCCGTAGGGGCTGCCGCAAGCTGGTCTTTCAACGTCTGGTTTTCGGCCTTGAGCGCGTTGAA